CATCTGCTGCGTCAGGCCAGGCAGGTATCGCAGCCGCACCTTGTGCGTCACGCTCGTTTCCTGCTGCCCGGCAATCAGCGCCTCGCGGGCCGATACGCCTTCAACGCTCGCCCACACGGCCGACGAGTCGTTCCACGTCAGCACCGTCTCGCCGAGGGCATTGGTCGTGCCGCTGGCGATCTGCACGGTGATACGCTCGCGGAGTTTGCCGGGGTCGATCATCGGTAGGATCCCCAACGCTGGGAGTCGAGCAGCGACTTCACGCCAAACGGGATCTCGTCACCGCCCATTGAGTCGGCCGCCATGCGTCGCTCGTACCACATGCCCACAAGCATGAGCATGGCGTGGCGGATCGCAGCAGGCACACTCGTACCGCTGGCCCCGTAGCCGGCCCACCAGGTCACGCTGATGGCGTTATCGTCCTGCAGGTGCGGCGGCCACGTCTGGCCATACAGCGTCTTCACGGTGCCCGGCACGCCGTCCCGATCCACGCGGTAACTGGCGGTCGAGTAGGTCGAGGTGGTGCCGTTCTCAAACGTGAACGTCAGGGCCACCGCCGTCACTGTGCCAGCCGAGGCCATTGGCGGGCGTGGCAGTTCGATGTCGTGCGTGCCGTCCGGTGGGAACCTGTCGAACCGCATGACCCACTGGGTGTGAACCAGCGTGCGATCCAGGTACTGCTCGCACCACTCACGGGCCGCCGTGATGAGGGAGCCGATGTAGGCATCGTCGGTCGTGGTATCGACACGCAGATGAGCCTTGGCCTCGCTCAGCGTGACGGGCTCAACGGCTGGCGGTGTCTGGCGAGTCAGGCTTCGGTACTGCACGGCGTCCTCGTTTTCTCGGGGTGGCGTCGGCCGTCTCGGCAGCCGTCTCAATCGCTGCGGTCTCGATCAGATCCTGCTGCCGGTCTTCTATGGCCACGCCCTGGGCCACCAGCTGCGTCGCCAGCCCGCCCGTCATCTCGACAGACTGCCCTTTGCGGTAGGCACGCCACGCGCGGGTAAATGTGATTTTCTTCACTGAGGCACACTCCATGCAGTTTCGGGCTTCTTTCCGTTGGTCGTAAACTCCGTGGTCCACTGAAAAACAGGCTTGCCGAGGTTCTGGCCCGGCCAGGTCACCACGTACTCGCCGTGCCCCAGCACCACGCGGGGCGTGACGAAAAGCCTGTTGCCGCTGTCGCGCCAGTTGCGCCAGAACCAGATGTCATCATCGGTACGGCCGTCGTTCCACGACCCGTCAGGGCCGGGCTTCGACCAGAACCATGGCTTCTTGCATCGCTTCAGGGCGGCCGTGCTGATGACGGTCAACCCGAAGTGCGCCGTGTCCACTTCCTGCACAGGCTCGGCGAACCACGACATAGGCAGGCTCGTAGTGCCGCCCTCTGGAGGGTTGTCCAGCGTGCCCTTGAGGGTCAGCATCGGGCGGCCGTCTTCCCGCTTGGTCTGCAGCCCAGTAATAGCGTCACACTGGAACGTCATCGCCAGGGCGAAGAGATGCTCCACGTCTTCCTTCGTGAAAAACGTGTCGTAGTCGATCGTGAGCAGGTATTCCGCTTTGTCGATGAATTGCTCCATCACGCGGGTGTTCACCTGCGACCAGAACGCACCAGTGCCCATCGTGGGGCGAATCCCCAGCGGCATGAGTGCCTGAGCCCAGGCGAAGTGGTTGGCCGTAAACGAGAGCCTGGGCATCGACAGGATGGCTTCCACCCGGATGTCGGCCTCAGTGCCACCGACCTTGACCAGCATTGTCAACCTCGCAAACGAGAGCGGGCCGCCCCGGTTTGGAGCGGCCCGCCCAGTTTGCACATCAAGTCAAGCCGTCAGGCTCACGCACCGACCAGGCCGATCATCGGGCCGGCGACGGTGTCGGTGCCCAGGTTGGCGTGCGTGATGGCCACGCGGGCCACCGCACGGATCACGGTCTGGTCGCTCAGGAAGTTCACCTGATCGCTGGACGCGATCTCGATGGCCTGACGGATGCCGTAGTAGCTCGAGTTCGCCATGTTTCCGTAGAGAGCCATGATCGCACCCGTCGAGTCCGCACCGGCCGGCAGGCGGTCGGTGAGGACCACTTCCGAGCCGAGGAACGTCGGACCCATGCCCTGCGACAGACCGACCGACCCGCCCTGGGCGAGGTCGAGGTTCTGCATGCAGGTGGCGAAGAAGAACGGCGAGCAGAACCACTTGGCACCCTGACGCGAGTGCTGCGGAACCCTGGCCATCATGGCCAGCAGGTTCGCCTTCGTGACTTCGTCGGGCGTGTCGCCGGCAGCCGTCACGAGCGAGGCGGCGTAGGTGGCAGCAGACGCCGCCAGCAGGCCGCCCGTGTAGGTCGTGACGAGCCCGGCAACCGCTGGGGCGTTGCTGGGGTTGCCGCTCCACGCAGCCTCTTCGACGGCGTTGCTGAGCGTCAGGGCCAGTTCGGCAGCGATCCAGTCGGCGATCGACACGATGGAGTCCTGCAGGAGCTCGCTCGCAATCGTCACCGCACCACTAACCTTCTTCGCCGTCAGCGTGACCTGGTTCGAGGTCGGGTCGCTGGCGGTAATGGCAGTGTTCTCGTTGATCCAGTAGGCCGTCGCACCGGCAGTCCGACGCGGGAACAGGAGCACGTCGCTCGGCATCACCACGTTGGTGGCGTTCTGAGCGAAGGCGGAATACTGATCGACCAGGCGGATGACGGTCGAGGAGAGCACGTCAGGCACGAAGGCCGCACCGGTCGTGGAACCGGTCGAACCCTGGGCACGAGCCTCGACGCCGTGATCCTGGCACCACCGCTTGGCCTCGGCATCGCCGCTCTTGGCCTTGAACCACATGCCCACCGAGTAGGCGTCCTTGGCGTTCTCGAACGCACGGAGCCGCCCCGAGAACGGAACAGCCTCGACGCGGACCTTCTCGCTCCGCTCTTCCTTCACCTCGGGAGCCGGCGAGCAGCGCTCGACCACGCTGCGGAGATTCTTGGCCGACTCGACCACCGACTTCTCGAAGTCGATCTTCTTGGCCAGATCGCCGGCCCGCTTGTTCAGCGTCTCGAGCTCCAGGTCACGCTCGGCGACCTTGTCTTCGTCGCCCTCGATCGCCCGCACGGCGTCGATCCGGTTGGCGAGGGCAACGGCCTCGTCCTGAAGCTTCTTGAGATTGTCCATGTTCGGTGAGACTCCTGCGGCGGTATTGCCGATGGAGTCCACCTTGCCACTACCGTGCTGGCCTCTTGCAGAACCGCACTTCGGAAAGTGTTGTTTTCACAAATGCCACCGCCCGCGCTCCGCACCTCGGGCAACGCAGATACCGCTGCCGCTCGTCACCACACGGACGGCTTGAACGGCACCGGAGCTTTTCGCCGCAGGTGCAGCGTGCTTCAGACACGGCGAAGCCTCAGTGACCACGCAGCAGCTGCGTCACGAACCAGGGAACGCTTGGCGACAACTGCGGCCACAGCCTCGGGCTCGGGCTGCGACTGCAACGCCAGCCAGGCTTCGTAGGAACGCATGGCAACGGATGCCGAGGTGGCGGGGTACGCCGGCACCAGGACCGGCCCGACATCGTAAAGGCCCGACACCTCCCGGATCTGGCGGACGGCCTTGCCGTCCTCGCCCGTGCGGAACGACTCGTTCTTCGGGTCCACTGTGAAGGCGAACGACGAGCCACGCACGTCGCGCCGCTGGATGAGCTCGAGCACGTCGGCCCGGCTCACGGGCGGCGTCACCACGTACTTCAGCCCCTTGTCATCGCTAGAGAGTTCCAGCGTGCCAGACGATGAGCGGCCCAGGACGATATTAGAATCGTGGTTGAACAGCGCCACCACGTCGCCCTTGCCACGCTGGCGGTTCAGGATCTTGTCGAACGCACCCGGCAGGATCTCTTCGCGGAACCCACCGAGGTCGAGAGACAGCCGGTTGTAGACGGCGGCGTACCCGATGATCGCGGCCCGGCCATCGGCCCGGCTCTCAACGATCAGTTCGTTCTCTTCCTCGAAGGCGAAATCGCGGCGTTCAATTTCCATCGGTGTACTCCTCCTGTTCGGTCTGGTCCTCGGCGGCATCGGCCGGGCTGTCTTCAACTTCGGCGGGCGGCTCGGGCATCGGCTCAGGTGCCGGCGGCTCCGCGCCCACCTTGTCCAGCGTGGTCATGTTCAGCTGCACGAAGTGCTTGTCACCTTCCGGCCCGATCGGGTTCAGGTTTTCTAGTTCCCTGATCTCGTTAATGGTCATCCACCCGTTCTGCAGGGCCGAGACGTAGTAGGCCGACCGGCTTGCGTGGTCGCCACGGAGCAGGCCGCTCACCGAGTGTTCAGCGAAGAAGGTCTCATCATCCACGATGAGGTCGCGGCTGATGGCGGCCTCCCACCGTTTCAGGTGCGGCAGCAGGCAGTGCTGAACAAACTCGGTGCCCTGCACTTCGATGTTGCTGTAGGTGCTGCGGGTCAGGTCTTGAATCATGTGCGGCGGCACGCGGAACGCCCGGCAGATCTCGATCACCTGGTACTGCCGCGTTTCCAAGAACTGGGCCGCCTCGTTGCTGCCGCTAAGCTCGTGGGCCTTCACCCCGTTCGGCAGAACCGCCGTTCGGAACGCCCGATCTGCACCACGGTGCATCCGCTCCCACTGCTCACGCAGCCGCTCGGCAGCCTCCACGGGGATCGGGTTCTCTGACTCCAGCACGATGCCGGGCCGGGCTCCGTTGCCGAAGTAGGTGGACCCGTGGGCCTCAAGAGCCTGGGCAAGGCCGATGGCGTTCTGGAAGATCTTGTACGTCGGGATCGCCTTGATGCCGTCCTCGGTCGTGAACCGCAGGGCGAAGATCTGCTCCTGGCTGTAGATCGTCTGCCGGCCGCTGGGCTCGCGGTAGCGATACCGAAGCGTCCCGTCTTCCAGCCGCTCGACTTCCATCCGGCTGGAGTGCAGCGGCCACAGTTCCGACACGGCACCTCGAGCACCTGGGCGGATCTCGGCGTAGCTCGCACCGTAGTGCAGATACATGCCGGTCATCCAATCCCGAAACTCCTGCGCCGTCTGCCACGGGTTCGGCTGCTGGTGCAGGAGCCGGTACACCGGGTGGCTCGTAGCCTTCTGCTTGCCGCCGTTCGCCATTCGCTCGAACACATGCAGCGGCAGGGCCGACACGGCGTCAGAGATCACGCGGATGCAGGCTGTGTAGGCCGAGCACGCCATCGAGTTGTCGGCGTTGACGCGGATGCCCGAAGGCGTGCGAGACGGCGACACCTCGGGCCAGTCGATGCCACGCAGGTCGAACATCTTGTAATCGGCGGCGGCGTTTTCGCTCATAACGAGATGATGTCCCAGTTCTGCTCAGGTGCCGGGGCCGTGGCCGTAGCGTGAATGCCAAGGGCCATGGTCAGGGCCACGATGCCGTCGATCCGTTCGTTGGATTTCTGCTTGCTCGGCTTAATGTTGCCCGCGTGATCGCTCTGTATCGCCACATTCGACGCCTGCCACGCCAGGACGGGATGACCGCCGTGGAGGAGACGGCCGCCCACGCAGGCCGCCTCAAGGGCCTTGGCGGCGGAACTCATGCTGCCGTAGCCCTGCCCAAAACCTAAGACGTTTACCCCATCGCCTTGCAGTTGCGTCGACAGCTGAGTGGCGTTCCAGCGGTCGATCGCCACCTGCCGCACGTTGTATTTCTTCGTCAGGGCCATGATGTCAGCCCGCACCTGGTCGAAGTCGGTGACGTTCCCGTGCGTAGTGTGCAGGAAGCCTTGCTTGTGCCAGAGGTCATACGGCACGCGGTCCCGCTTCACCCGCTCCCGCATGTTCGTTTCGGGAATCCAGAAATGCGGCTCAACCCAGAACCGGCCATCGTCCAGCTGGAACAGCAGGCAGAAGCAGGTCGTGTCGAACGTGCTGGCGAGGTCGAGGCCAGCGAAACACTCCCGGCCATCCAGCATCACCGGACAAGGCTCGTTACCCTGTGCCCAGTGCTCCATTCGCAGCCAGCGCGTATCCTGCTCGGTCCACTGGTTCAGGTGCAGCCGCCGAAATGTGTTCTCTTCGCTCGGCATGTCCTGGGCACGCTTGCACCGCACCCGCAGGTCATCGAGCTTCACGCTCACGCCGAGGTTCGGGTTCGCCTTGCGCCAGGTCGCCTCCTTCGTCCAATCGTCCTCGGGATCGGCGGCGTAGATCGCAGGCAGGAAGGTCGCGTCTTTAATCGCACCGTCACGCACGGCCAGGGCGTAACGCCAGATTTCCCAGCAGATGCTCTTCCTGTCGAAGCCAGCCGTGGTGATCGCCACGCACAAGGGCTGACGCCTGGCACCTGTCGATGTGGTCATCACGTCCCACAGTTCCCGGTCGGGCTGGGCGTGTAGCTCGTCGAAGATAATCCCGTGAGCGTTTAGTCCGTGCTTCGTGAACGCCTCGGCCGACAGGGCCTTGTATGTCGAGTGCGTGTCCTCTCGCACGATCGAGTTACGAAAGACCCGCAGGCGGCTCCGCAGTTTCGGCGAGTTCTCAACGCAGACCTTCGCCATCTCAAAGACGAGCCGGGCCTGGTCGCGGTCGGCGGCGCACGAATAGATCTCGGCACCAGGCTCGCCATCGAACATGAGCTTCAAGGCGATGCCAGCACAGAGCGTGCTCTTGCCGTTCTTTCGCGGGATGGCCAGCAGGCTTGTGCGGTACTGCCGCACGTCGCTTTTCATCGTGCCGAACAACCGGCCGACGTATTCCTTCTGCCACGGCTCGAGCAGGAACGCCTTGCCGCCGAGCTCGCCTTTCGCGTGCGTCAGGTTCTCCTCAAAGAACCGCACCGCGATGTCCGCAGCCTTCGCATCAAGCGAACATGCGGGCGTCGTCTTCGTTTTCTTGCTTCGGCTCTTCGACATGCAGGCCGGTTCTAGCACTCGGGTTCAGCCCAAAATCCTGCTCGAGCT